TGATCGATATGGAACTATCTCTCCTGATTTCCCCTCATCCGTATATGTTAATCCAAATGTAGCCAATGCTTGTGTTATTGTTACTTGATTAAATTTCCCGATCCATTCTTCTGATACCGAAAACAGATTATCATCACCAAAGTTTTGCATTCTAATATTCTTATCATAGTCCATAAGGGATCCTCCAACTTCCATAAATGCAAGTCTCATAATAATTGAATTGAAAATTGAATTAATAATTACTGTCAAAGGATTTCCACTAGGTTGAGAATGGGTCCAAGAATAAACATGACCCCTACAAGAATGAATTCCATTACAAATTTCTTCAAAAAGAGTTATTCTAATTAAATCATTTCCGTCACTATACCATTTATTGATTTGAATACAAATATTTCGAAGAATATCAAGCAATAAACTACCGTCAAAATTAGAAAAATCTCCTGCAATAACTTTAGTTCCGACTTCTCGCAAACGATAAACTAAATCTGTCCATTCCGATGAATAAGCATTAATTCCTACACATATTTCGTTCTTGACTCGGTTCTTCATTATATGCCCCACAAAAGCTCCAAAATACATACGCACAGCTATAATATAATCTTGTGGTCCTACTGAAAAGACTCGGGTTTTATTGGCATCAACTTTTTCTATAGGACGCCGTTCATCTTTAAGAGTGTCTATCCAAATGGTTTCAGTTCTAATTCCAACCCTTGCATTTTGAATACGCTTTTCTACATCTTTCCTAATTTCGTCAGAATAAATATAATCAGAATCTCCAAACCATTCTCGTTTTCCAGGAAGTTTTCGCTGCTGACAAATGTAAGGATACCCTGGTGATGTTGATCTACACAAGGGCACCACTCCCAATTCACTATTTCCAGAAACTCCCTCTTCAAAGGTTAATACTGGTGCTGGTTGAGAACGCACCACATACTCACCCTCAAAGAAGTGGTCACTAGCTTTATCCAACTTTTCCTTGTCAATGGCACCTGGCAAATTTGCAACCTTCAAAAGACCCATGGTGAGAGGATCATTTCCGGGGTTGAACAAATGTGCTGGTTTGCAAGTTGGTGGGCAGTGTTCAATCTTACCATAAAGAGGTGATTGAATTAAAGAGGTTTTGCTCGGCATTGGTATATTGTCCTTTAATGTCCCTAGGTTTCGGATATTCTCAATTACAATTTCCTGATGTTTTAGTTCGTTTGTATTTGCAATTACTGATGGTAATTCTGGAATAGCTATTTGAAAGCTTGGTTCAATCTTATCTAATAGTGCTTCTATACGTTCCCATGTTATACAAATTGCTGCATTCTTTTCTGAATCTAAACGCAGGGCATGAATCCCTATAATTTTGTGAGTTATCTTTGGATTTTCAGCTATTAACAGGCTCCCGCAATCTCCTTCTTGGGTTGCCATTGCATATTCATACCTGTTCCTGATACGTTTTCCAGCTACATCACATGCGACATCACTTGCTGTTACATTACCAAATTTGACCACTTGCTTGTTCTTTTCTACATGATTTATCAATATAGCTCGTGTTTCCTTAAAATGTTGAATGTCAGATTTCCGGCAGATATGAGTAGTAATATCTTTGAAAGCGGAAATTTCCTGAGGTAATACAATCAATGCATAATCGTTAAATGTGTTATCATCACTACTCGCTAACACGAATTCACAATATTTTGTTTTGATTGTTTGTTCCTGAGAATTGAATACCTCAATCTTAAATTCATCCTGTTCTTTTAGATGTAAAGCAACATGAGCATTGAGTAAACCAACTCGACCTTTAAGCATAGTAATCCTAGCTTTAACTCTTCCCGTAGAGGATTTAATGTTAATAATATTTTTGGTAAATTTATCTAAAGATTTATATCCTGCTTCATCAAACATTCCTTCAAATGATGTCTCATCTAACCTGGCTCGATCTACTTTAAATTTCAACTGATCTAGTGGAACACTTCTATCTATCATGCTAACTTTCTTACAAGCATCACACCCTGTTGTTGCTGATGCGTGAGTATAATAATTATAGGCATCCCTTTCAACTTTGGATGAATTGTCATATAGTTTACAATTTTTACATTTCCTTGCTCCACCAAATTTAAACAATAATGCGGCAATCCCAAGAATACCCACCAAGCTTACTGTTATAGCTTTCCAGTTTTCAATAAGTTTATTTTTCAAATATTGGAAGTTAGTATTAATGTTAAACCAAGTAAAATTATTAAGCAAATATTTATATGAAGTTGCATCTGGCAAATAATTTCGAATATCTTTAAGCAATGATTGTCTGAAATTTTTAAAATGAGCTCCCGGACTATTTTCTCCCCAGACATATTCTGAATCTTGAACTACATTCTCAATCTCTTCATTATCTGGATCTAGAAAATCTTCCTCATCACTATCTGAATCTTCACCCATCATTTGAAAGCCTGGTAACAATCGTGTATTTTGCTCATCTGGATCTACGTTAAAATTAGCTGGATCAGTCATAAATGTCTTGTATGTCTGTGTTCGTGAAAATGTGTCTTTATATTGTACATATATCATTTGGATAAATTGTTTAAATGAAACCACTCCTTTTCTTTGTACATGCACATTGGGGTTGGTAATAGCATCCCCATTCATGATTTCTACATCGTAAATATCAGTTCGCATACGACCTCCCAAAGCGGGTAAATTAAGCGAAC